AAGCCGATGACCTGCGTGCCTGCTTCGTTGGTGCGGATGTAAAGACGGCCGAGGGGCAGCGAAGAACCCGGGGCGGCTTTACCGACTTCGGCCACCCCCGCTGCGACCAGGGCGGCGAGGCTAGCGTCATCCGCCTTCAGCACCTTCCCTTCTTCACCTGCGTTACCGAGTTCAGATTGCCTCACGACATCTGCAACCTCAGCTAGGTCGGCCCCTGCCGTAAACCCGACGTACCGAGTGCGGGAGCCGACTTTGGCGACGGCCCAGTAGGCGCCGTTCGCGGTCAGGCCCGAGAAGGTGACACTCGACCCACTGACCGTCCCTTCCGCCGCCGCGCTCCCGATCGGTTCGCCGGACGGTTCCCCGGGGGTCGGCCAGTTCGAGACGGGATACGCCTTGATGGTCGTCCCGTCGGGGAAGACGTTCGTCGTGAGTTTGAAGCTGGCGCTCATGTCACTTCACGGAGAACTGGACGTAGAGGTACTGGGCGTCGTCGCCTTCGCCGACCTTGGCAGTCGCCAGGTAGCTGCCCGCCTTGAGCCCTGAGACAGAGAGCGACCCGTCCTTCTTCACGGTCGCCGTCTTGGTCGGCTTCGGGATCGGCTCGCGACCCAGCCCGCGCTCGACGCTGATTTCGTGGGCCGGGAAGATGCCGACTTTCGTCCCCGGCTCGAAGCGGTGGTTCGGGACAGACTGCGCGCGGACCCTCGGCTTCGAGGTCTTCTTCACAGCTTTTTTGGCGGTCGGTTTGGCTTTGGACTGCGCTTTGGCTGCCATGTCACCCTCCTACGGGTTCGGGCGCCGCCGGGGCGGCTGCGGTGGATTCCGGCCCGGGCGCTTCGCCGGACGGTTCTTGCGGCTGAGCTGCTTCGCCGGTCTGTACGGCGGCTTCGAGGATCTGCGTGATCTCGTCTTCGGGGATGCCCGCCTCCCTCATCGCCTGCCCGATGTGCTGGACGATCTGGCCGATGTCGGGGCCGCTCGACGGTTCTTTGATCCAGTCCCCGGCGTTGTCGATGTCGTGCTGGCCGAGGGCATATTTGACGAGTTCGGGGACGTTCAGGTATTCGGCGAAGGGCGCCAGGGTGTTGGCGAGTTCCATCGCGTCGTGCTTCTTCTGGGCGGGATCGTCGGCTTCGGTCGAGCCGTCCACCGGGACCATTTCGATGTTCGCCGCCATCGTCTCGGGCGACACGTCGATGAAGGCGAACCCGGTCGGCTGCGTGCTGTCCTCGACCCGGACCGGCTGCCCCCGTCCCTCGCTCACGTAGAACTGTTCGTAGAGGGCTTTGCGCAACGCCGCCTCGGGGACCAGGAGGTCGATGTGGAGGTTCTTCGCCTTCTGCTTGATCCGCAGGTTGGCTGCCGCCTGTACGAGCTGGGTACCGGTGGCGGTTTCTTCGGCGCCCGACCCGACCACGGCTTCTGACATCGCGCTCGTAAGCTCGATGTCGCCCTTGATCGCCTGCTCCTCGGACTCGCCCGACTGGGGGATGTCCACAAAGGGCATCGGCTGGATGACCTCGTTCGGATTGGCGAAGACCGGGTTGAAGACGCCCGCGCCCGTGACGATTTTCGACGGGTCGAGGGTGCCCACTTGGTAGAAGTAGCCGCGGTTGAGGGCCAGGGTTGCAGCGTCGCGCCGCTGGCCGCGAAGGGTGTTCAACTCCCACTGCAGGTGCGCGATCGGCTCGACCTCGCCGATGCCGCAGAACTCCTGCTCAACAATGGTCGGGCGGAAGATCTGGAACGGGAAGTCGCCGTGCAGGAACGGGTTGATGTCCTCCTGCACCAGTAGCTCGCGGTCGATCACCGTGATGACCTGATCCCGGTCGTGGTACTCCCAGACCTCATGGAGGTCGTTTCCTTCGGTGTTGTAGCCGCTGAGGCCCGAAGCCTGCAGACGCCCGTCCCACGCTTCGCCCCGTTTGGTCGCGGAGCCCATCCGAGAGATGGCTTCGAGGTTCAGATCGACCCAACCCTGATCGAGTCCCTGGGCGCGGTTCATCCGGCCTTCGGCAACCCGGTCCTTGATGTACTGGCCCGAGCGCCAGGTGCGGTGGACGACGTAGGACGCGGTCTCTAGATCCCGAGCAGTGGGGTCCCAGAAGAAGTCGTAGATGTCCACCGACTCGACCTGCGGGCCCTCGAAGACGACGATCTGATCGTCTACGACTTTGCGTCCGAGACCGAAGTACTTCTTTTCGATCTTCTTGCCGTCGCGGGTTTTCTTCTCCCAGTAGTCCTTCTGGACACCGAGCCCATAGCGGAAGCCCGAACGGGCCGTTTCCTGAAGCTTGCGCTCGTACTTCATCGCGCGGCTGTCGCGTTCGTAAAGCTGCTCTAGGCCACGGCACTCCTCGGGAGTGACCGTGTCGTCCCCCGGCAATCCCCGGTAGCGCGGGGTCTGCGAGAGCACCCGTGGCACGTTCGTCTCGATCACCGTGAAGCAGTAGGGGACGAAGAGCTCCTGCCCGAAGTGGCGGCGGATCTCCTGCTGGACCACGTCGCGGTCACGTTCGCTACTGGTCTGCTGGTGGGCGAGCGCGAGGCGACGCCAGTTGCGCGACAGGCCGTAGAAGGTGTTCCAACGGGGGACCAGCTGGGAATGGAGCTTGTCGGCCGCGTTGAACTTGTCGATCACCATCTGGAGGCACCGTTTCTGGTCCTCCGAGAGTTCGTCTTTCTTGGCGAGGCCGGGCACTTACGCCGTGACCTCGCGTGCGAGAAGCCCATCAACGGTCGTGTGAAGCAGCCGCTTCATTTCGTGTCCGTAGCCGAAGCGATCCGCGTTCTGATCGATGCTCCTGTGAATGTCGCCATCCGCATGGCGGCGGGTCGCCGCGATCCAGTCGCAAAGCATCTCCGTTAGTTGCAGAAGGTTCATCTCCGCCAAGCCTTCGCCGAAGTGCTCCGGATGGTGGTCGTTGACGGCGTAGTGGTGCTTCAGGCCCTCTCCCATTCCGGCCAGAAACTCTTTGTATTCCTCGCTGCCATAGGTCGAATCGCGTAGCTTGGGCGTGAACTCGTCAAAGACTTCGACCTCTGGCGGCTCCAGCTTCGAGCGGTCGTGCCGATGGGCGCGAGTTATGAGGTCGGCCGCACAACCGAGCAAGAGGCCCCGCACTTGGCCGATGTGCTCGTTGGTATCCGGGCGCGAGTCGTAAGCCATCAGACGGCTTGTGCTTCCTCGTCGCGGTCGTCATCAGCGACTTCCTGCTCGATCTCTTCACGCAGGGTCTCCGATTCCTCGTCGGTCATCGGGGGTGCCTCTGCCACCGCGATCCGGGTCGGAGCCTCCGAGAAGTCGCTGACCGGAATGCCGGCGACCTGCGATGGCGGCGTGGTCGACTTGGCGATACGGGCATCGCGGCTCTCGTACTCAAACCGTAGAAGCGCGGTTTGGTACTCGCCGGGCTGGTCCTCCGCTACGAATTCGCCCTGCTCGTTGACCCTCTCCCTCAGGGCGACCGCCCAGAACTGGCCGCCCATTTCGCGCGTGAAGGTCAAGGCGTCGGTAAGGGCGATGATGGTAGGGGCGTCGAAGCGGTCGGCCAGCGCGAGAGCCGCTCGATGTGCCGCTTCGTCACCGGGGAAGTAGCCCAGCTTCTCGTTCTGGGCGAAGACAATGTCCCCGATCAGCTTCCGTGCCATCAGACGGTCCCTCCCTTTCGCAGATAGGCGTACTTTTCGGGGTCCGCCGATTTCGTGAAGTAGGTCTCCTCTTTGCGCGCCAGCTCCCGTTCGATCTCACCGAAGTTCCGCTTCGCGCATGCCTTGACGTGCCGCCGCCACTGCTCCTTCTGGGTCATCGGGAAGGGACTGTGGCTGCACCCCGGGACGGTGCAGCGCAGAAGCGGCTCGGGCTTCGGCTGCGCGGAGGGTGGAATCCAGAGAGCGGGCGTCATTTAAAAGTGCACGGTTCTAACCGGGCACGCGGCAGGGTGACGCCGGGAGCGGATGGAACGTCCGACGTGACAGCTCAGGCGTAGCGAGGATCGTAGCCGCCAACGCCTGCGCCTCCTACGACGAAGCCGGATGCTTTGGTCGGCGCCTCGAACCGCCCTTTCAGGGGCAACTCCCTTGCGAGGTGCTGGGCGCCCATGTAGGCCATCAGGCAGTCGTCGTATTTCCCCGGCTCGGCCTGCATCTTCCCGGCGTCGGTCTGGGTATAGGTCCGCACCTCCCCCGCCACCACCCGCGACTTGATCCCGCTTTTCTCGATCCGGATCAGCTCCTGCATCCCGGCGACGAGGATCGGCTTCGTCCGGACATCGGTGCTGAAGCCGAGGCGCTGCTCGGTCGACTCGCTGGAGGCGCCGACCTTCTTGGAGCGGTAGACGTGGGGATAGTGGGCGTCGAGGTAGAGGTAGCGGAGGATCGGGAGCCCCCAGCCGCCCGTCCGCTCCACGCCGATGTGCGCGTTGTTGAAGAACAGGGCCGCCAGCAGCGTCTCTCGGGCCAGCAGATCGGGGTCGACGCGGCTGCGGTACTCGGCTACCTGATCGCCAGTCGCATGGTCGATGACCTCGATGGCGTGAAAATCCGGTTCGTCGGTCTCCTCCATCTGTCCGCCGGATGGGTCGCAGAAGACGATGTACTCGCCCTCAGGAGCCCTAGGCATTCCGTGCTCAGTGCGATCGAGCCACAGTCTCCAGGGTGGAGTCGGGTTCGACACTCCCGGCAGCCTGGGCGTCCATCTCGCAGCTTCAGGTATCTGCATGACGGCCCCGGCTCGCGAGGAAATCTGCGACCTGAAGTCGGTCGCTTCCAGGTCGCCGATCAGCGGGCCGGGATTCGCTTCAGTCGGCTGCCGCGGGTCCGTGAGGTCGACGGTCTTCACCAGTTGAGCCACCCGGTAGGGGTCGAAGACCTTCTTGCCGGTCGAGATGAACGCCTCTTCCGGGGTCGAGGGGAACTCCTGGTGGAAGATGCGGATGTCGCCGCCGCATTTGTTGGCGATGACGTAGCGGCGCCAGTTCAGCTGCTCGAGGTCGAGGTCGAAGTTCTTGACCAGCTCGGGCTCTTCCTCGGCGTAGGGGTTGTTCGCGTCCCCCACCGTGAACCGCTCGCGGTCGAGCTCGTTGAGGAACGGGCGCCGGTATTCGTCCTCTTTCCACCACGGCCAGAAGAACGCGATGTAGTCGGAGCGGCCTTCTTCGGCGTCGTCCCAGATGTCCTTGAACTCGTTGAAGCCGTTGGCGGTGGACTCCAGCGCGATGAGGCTCTCCGGGTCATCGGGCACGGCCGCCATCAGGGCGGTGAGCTTCAGCATTATCTGCGGCCAGAAGGCCACCTCGGAGCCGTGGACGAGGCGGTAGGTGCCGCCGCGGCCGGCCTGGAACTCGCCGGCCGTGTCCACGAAGTAGCGAGAGTCGGGGAAGGCGTCGCCGCTGGTCCAGAGCGCATCGCCCGCGAAGTGAAGGAACCGCTGGCGTCGGTGCTGGCCAAGGGCAGGCTTCAGCTCCGGGTCGTCGGGCAGGTTCGCGTAGATGGTCTCGGCCATCCGGTAGAGCTTGGCCCCGGTCTCGCGGTCGTGAGCGACGGTCAGAGCGTCGTAGCGCTCACGCAGGGTGCAGCGGTGGATCGCCTTCGCCTGGGTCCACGTGGACATCCCGACCTGCCGCGCCTTCAGGTTCAGCGCCCGCATCGGCTTGCCGCCGGCACGCTGGGCCTCTAGCTGGCGGTCGAACTCCAGCTGCCCCGTTTTGCCGAGGAGTGGAATCTTCCGCCCGTTCTTGTCGATGATGAAGGCGAAGTTTTCGGCCCAGAAGGGGGTCTCTTCCTTGATCCGCTTGCGGATCTCGTCGGGGTCGATCGGGGCCGCGGTCTCCAAGGCCGGACGCAGTGTGGCGCCCGGCTAGGACGAAACAGAACCCGCTGACTCCCGCGCCATCTCCCGCTTGACCAGGATCGCGGCCGACCGACGGGGGACGCCGTTGGAGTGCATTTTGGCAGCGACCCGCTGCTCGAAGTCAGCAGGGGCGGAGAGATTCGAACTCTCGCGGTGCGGCTTTGGAGGCCGTCCGGCACGACCGGCGCCCGCCCCTTCGATCGCGACCCGGCGGATGTAGTCGCTCATCCGCCTCGCCCCGCCCGCTCGCTCGCGGATCAGCTCCTTCTCGGCGGGGGAGACCCGCAGAAGGATGCGCTCGGTTCGGCTGGTCTTGGTGGTCACGGTCGAGGAAAGTAGCGGCGGGGGAGGATGTACGTACAGATTTGGGGAGGAGAACTGCGGATGCGTGGAGGTGGGAGGTATGGATGTTGCGCGCGATGGGGACCCCGCGTTCCGAGGGGGTGGCCGGGGGGTCTCAGAAGGCGGATTCGAGGCCGGTTCCGATGATGTGCATGGGTTCGAGTAGAACCGCATTGCTAGTCGCAGAGCCGAATGCTCGACCCGTTGCGTCCGGCAATGCGTCCGGCCTGGTGGTGCGCGTGGTCGAAGGGAGCTGGCTGCTATTCGGCAGCGTGCGTGTCGGGGCAAGACGGTCCGCTCGCCCCAATCTCCTCGATGCTGAACGCCAGTCCTCCGCCGTCACCGAACCGCCAAGTCACCTTGAAGCGCGCCTCGTCTGGTGCGTCTTGGAGTACTTGAGCAAGAGTCGTGCCTTGGTCACGGTCGGTAGGCGGTTCCGATAGGGGCGCCGTCACGGTTCCTCCGATCCAGGGCAAGACGGGCGCCAGGCTGCTTCCGCCTTCTTCGTCGGATCGAGTCGGACCAGC